TTGAAAACGAAGGTCTTTTGGATGAAGATAAATTAAGTTACTTAATTGATCTGGATAAAGGTAATCCAGAAGCAATTAATAAACTGATTAAAGAAAAAGGTATTGATCCACTTGAGATTGATACTGATAAGGCCAGCGATTATAAACCGGGAACTTACACTGTTGACGACCGCCAACTAGAACTGGACACGGTACTTGAAACAATCAAGGACACTCCGCATTACAGCAATCTCGTTGATGTAGTTAGCAATAAGTGGGACGGTGCCAGCAAAAACATTGTCGCTAATTCGCCTCAAATTCTGACAGTAATCAATGACCACATGCAAAGTGGTATTTATGACCTGATCAGTGCTGAAATCGAACGCGAACGTGCTTTTGGTCGCTTACAAGGCATGAGTGATTTGGAAGCTTATAAACAGGTGGGTGACGCTCTTAATGCCCAAGGTGCTTTTGATCACTTGGCTCAAAACCAGAGTCAAAATCAACAAAGCCCGAATGCCGGCAAAGAAGTGAAGCCTAAACCAAAACCTGCTGCTAAAAAGCCAGATCCTCAACTTAAAAAGAAAAAGCGAGCGGCAAGCTCCACCAAAGCTAAACCAGCTTCTACTACTCCGCCAGATGCGTTTAATCCGCTGAAAATGTCTGACGAAGAGTATCTGAAGCAATTTGATGAAAAATTTCTGTAACTGAAGAGTGAGATGACGTATGGGACGTTCCTATAATGATCCATTGGGCGGTAGCCCTTCCAACATCGGTAAGCAGTTTCGTACCGACCATTACGCAAAAAAGGCGCTGATTGAAGCCCGTAAGTCGCAGTATTTCATGCCTCTGGCTGATGTAATGTCCATGCCGAAGCACATGGGTAAAACCATTCGTCAGTATGTGTATCTGCCGCTTCTGGATGACCAGAACATTAACGACCAGGGTATTGACGCCTCCGGTGCTACTATTGCGAACGGTAACCTGTACGGTTCCAGCAAAGATGTGGGCACCATCACCGGTAAGCTGCCTCTGGTTGGTGAGCAAGGTGGTCGTGTTAACCGTGTTGGTTTCAAACGTAAAGAAGTGGAAGGCTCTTTCGAGAAATTCGGTTTCTTCGATGAGTACACTCAGGACTCTCTGAACTTTGATACCGATGCCGAGCTGATGACGCACATCAACCGTGAAATGGTGAACGGTGCGACTGAAATCACTGAAGATGCGCTGCAAATTGACCTGCTGAACTCTGCGGGTGTTGTTAAGTATGCCGGTGCTGCGACCATGGATTCCGAGGTAGACAGTACCTCTATCGTTGATTACAACGACATCATGCGTCTGGCTATCGACCTGGATAACAACCGTACTCCGAAGCAGACCAAGGTAATTACCGGTACTCGCCTGATCGACACCAAGACCATTCCTGGTGGCCGTATCATGTACATCGGTTCTGAGCTGCTGCCTACTCTGGAAGCCATGGTAGACCTGCACGGTAACCCGGCGTTTACTCCGGTTGAGAAGTACGCTGCCGGTACTACTGTGATGAACGGTGAAGTGGGTGCAATCCACCAGTTCCGTATCATTGTGGTTCCGGAAATGATGCACTGGGCCGGTGCCGGCGCTGATGCAACTGTTGCAACCGGTGACGGTGGTGAAGTGGACCACTACGAAAATGGTGGTAACTACGACATCTTCCCGATGCTGGTTGTTGGTGACGGTTCCTTCACTACTATTGGTTTCCAGACTGACGGTAAAACTGTGAAGTTCAAGATCACTCACAAGAAGCCGGGCAACGAAACTGCTGACCGTAACGACCCTTACGGTGAAATGGGCTTCATGTCCATCAAGTGGTGGTATGGCTTCCTGCTGCAACGTCCTGAGCGTATCGCTCTGATCAAAACCGCTGCGAAAATGTAACGGTCTGGGGTGGGCTTAACGGCCCACTCCACTGATTTTTTGTTTGTTTAATTTCCCGGAGTATTTGTGATGTCCGATAAATCTCAAGAACGTATTGCACTGGAACAGCGTGCTGATGAGCTGGGCGTAAAGTACCGCTCAAACACTACTGATGAAAAACTGGCCAGTGATGTGAAAGAAGCTGAAGCAGCTCCGAAAACCACTGAAACCAGTACTAAAGCGCACAAAGATATGTCCCGTGCTGAACGTAAGAAAGCTGCGTCTGAAATGGTACGTATCCGTGTAACCTGCATGAACCCCCTGAAAAAAGAATGGGACGGTGAAATCTTTACGGCCGGTAACTCTGCTGTGGGTACGTTCCGTAAGATGGTTCCGTTTAACGAAGAGTGGCATGTGCCGCGCATCATTCTGAACATGCTGAAGCAGCGTAAGTGCCAGGTGTTCACCAACAAGCGTAATCCAAAAACCGGTATCACTTATCGTGAAGGTAAGCTGATCCCTGAGTTTGCGATTGAAGAACTGCCGCCGCTGACCAAAGAAGAGCTGAAAGATCTGGCTCAACGTCAGGCAATGGCAAACGGCACTGCTGAAGCTTAACCGGTAACCGAGGTACACCATGTCCGATATTACGATTAACGATCTGACCACGGCCACGGTAGAAGGTACTGGGGTTTTCGATGTTCTGATGAAAGCCACCAACGCTCACCTTGAAAAAGAGTTCAAGAGTGGGCGTATTACCGGTACTGATTATTCTACGGTGTATCTCGGTGCCCTCACTTCGGCTCAGCAAACTGCTCTGCAGTTTGTCCTGAGCCAAGAGAAAGCCGGCTATGAAGCAGATCTTGTTAAACAACAGCTGGCCAACGCCGTTACCGAAAATACCGTACTGGTAGCGCAGGAATGTAAGCTCCGTGCTGAATACGACCTGATTATGGAACAGAAGCTGAAATCAGTTGCTGAAACGGCTCTTCTGAACCAGAAGAAGGTAACTGAATCGGCTCAGACCGTGGGTGCTGGTGTTGATGCAGATTCTGTAATCGGTAAACAGAAACAACTGTACCAGAGCCAGTCTGATGGCTTTAAACGGGATGCAGAACAAAAGGCTGCAAAGCTGCTGGCCGATACCTGGAATGTTCGGCGTACTACGGACTCAGGCAC